TTAATTCGTTCATTTGCCTTAAATAAATATTTGACATAATAACCCTCTTTCATTTTTAATTATTTTTAAAATGCATAATTGCTAAATGTATATAAATAACTACCATTAATAATCGTATTTGTGTTATATCTAATGGTTTAAAAAATATCAAAATAGCAATTAATAAGCATAAAAAACCATTAATTATCTTCATAATATTGCCTTTCTAAAAATCAAAAAAATCTTTTTCACTAATTCCATTTACTTCGTATGCGGATTTTGGTTTATAAAAATCTTCTATTTGTTGTAGTAAATCTTCTTTTTCTTGTACTAATCTATCTACTTCATCTTTAAAACTTTCTAACTCGCAAAGTAAATTAAATTTTTCTTTTTCTAGTTCAGCAATTTTTTGTTTTAAATCCTCCATAATATCTCCCTTCGTATCTTTATGATACATTAAATATAACAAAATGTCAAACTTTTTTTTTAAATTGTAAATAAAAAAGACTAATTTTAGTCTTAATTTGTCTATTGGAGAACGAGAGGGGATTTGAACCCCTGATATGGAAGTTGCAGTTCCACTTCTTAACCACTTGAATACTCGTTCATATTAGAAAGTCATTCGACTTTCCAACTACACCACATTATTCTATCTCGACAATCAAAGGTGTCATATAACACTCCGTCAATTACGCAGGTTATATGTCCTTTCATAGTTACTAAATAAGTTCCTATTGGGTGTTCTTCTATAAATTCTCCTACATACTTTTCTTTAAAACACATTCTTTCGTATCGACTATCTAATAATGGTTCAATAAAGTTTACATCATCTAATATTATTCCATTACGTTGTGCTATTATACTTAATTCTTCGTATGTATCGTCCCACGTTTTATTTTCTGCCAATGATATTGCCCTTATAGTACAATCATTAACAAAATTGCCACGTGCGTTTGCATTATAAAATCTATAACTCATTACATTTCACTTATTTCACGGGCAACATCTTCAAGCATTTTTACTTCTTGTTGTGATGACGCCTCGTCTTTTAAATGTTTATAGTAGTCTTTAAATGATTTCAACATATATTTAAAACTTTTCATAGTTTCTTCATCAGCACCATATTGTTCTCTACCCTCATTGTAGTTTCCATAATGATATGCCATTTCGTCCATCATTTCTTCGCCACGATAACGTCCACGTCCTGTTCCTTTTACACCACGTCGTCCATAACTTTCACTTTCTCTGTATCTGCCAGTTCCAGGCACTCCACGACGTCCATAACTATCTTCGCCAAAACCTTCATTATAGTTTCCCATAGTTCCTTCACTATAACCTCTGTATCTCATATCTTCTTCCTCCTTTTTGTAATGTTCTACTTTACTTAAATTTTTATGTATATTACTTATTTTATTTAAAGTATCTAAATTCTCTGCCTTTATTCCTTTTTCTAACATTGTTTTTTCTAACTTTTCAACTTCTTCAATTATTTTTTTAGTAGTATTTTTATCTTCCATAAAATCACCTATTGTTTTTTAATAATTAAAAAATTAGCATTTTGAATTATTGGAATTTCAGTATCTGTTGGTGTTCCAGGTAAAGTTGTTCCAGTTAAAATACTAGATACTGACGCTATTGTAAAAGTTGCGTCTCCTCGACAACAAATTTTTATTAATTTATCAAATGACACATTATAAAAACTTCCTGCTGTTGCAACATCTTGAATAACCGTTGTTCCTGGCACTAAAATTCCGTCTTGAAAAAGTCCTAACGCCACAGGTCCTGCTGTTGCACTACTAACATTGGCATTAAAAGATATTTCATACAAACCACCATCTAAAATTTTATAAAGTGGTGAATTTTCATTGTGTTGCAACCAACCACAACAATTTGCTTTTCTACTTCTTAAATCATCATTTGAAAAATTTAAAGTTGCAGAATTACTTGTTAGAATAATAGGCAATTCTTGTACGCTTTGTATCATATTATTATCATTCCTTTCTTATAAAAATAAAGAGAATAGACTTGCTATTCTCTTGTATGTTAGCAAGTTCCTGTATTCAGGTTGTCTTATTGACTACTTACTTAAAATGTTCCACAACCACCGCAATTATTAGCAGTTACAGTGTAGTTATAGCAACAATTAGGATTTGGTACGATATACGCTGGTTCAGGGCAAGGTTTTAATTGACTAATTAAGTAATTATTTTGTGCTTCTTGACTTGCTCTTAAACGTAATGCGTTAATTTCGTTTTGTTGTGCCATAATTTGTGCGTTTTTATCTTCCATTCTATTAGCGACAATTTCATCGTGTAATGCTCGATAATTTGCATTTTGATTTTCAATTATATCACGTGTATTGTTGCATAATGTTTGTTGAATTGAATTAGTGTTTGTTGCCATATTGTAATTAATATTCATCAAACCTTTTTCAATTCCACAGCAACAACTTGCTAATTCTTGTCTTATATCACAGCAACAATTTGCTAATTGGGAACTTAAATTGTTAATTCCTAATCTTGTTTCATAACCATTTGTTACTATGCCTTGATTAATTCCACTAAAACCTTGGCATAATGTTTGTTGTAGACTAGCAGTTGAATTTGCTATGTTTTGATTTGTGTTAGAGAATTGTTGTGCCATAGCATAAAAGCCATCACATAAACCATTGTTTACTCCATCAAGTTTTCTTTCGATGGTGGCAAAATCAGTTGCTAATACATAATTATCTGCAATTCCTCCACCATTTCCACCAAATCCTCCGCCAAAGCCATTTCGTCCCCAACCGAAGATTAAGAATAAAATAATCCACCAAGCGCCATTGTCACCAAAACCATAACCATTATTACCGCCATTGTTTCCACAATTACCCGATAATACTGCTACGTCTGCTGGACTTAACATTCCTTCGTTCATTTTAATTTCCTCCTTTTATTTTTTTATATCAAACATATAACTAGTATCTATGTTGATAACTATTTAAAATTGTTCATAAATTCAGCAAATTCCTTGTCAAAGTCTTTGCCATTTTCTTTGTATAAATTTCTTGCGAATGTTTCAACACTTTCTTTATCTCCTTTTTGTGCCATATTCACTAGATTATTTAATAAAGGATTATTACCTATATAATTTTTTATCATTTGTTGTGGATTTTTACTTTCCATAAATTGCTTCACTAAATTAAAATTATGGTTCATCTAGTCCTCCTTAGTTTTCTTTATAGTTTTTAATTCTTTTTTTAATTCTTTTAATTCGTCTTTTAAATCTTCTATCTCAGTTAAATCTATTTTAGAAAGTTCTTTTTTTAAATCATCAAAAGTTACATAACTAGGTGCTTCATTCATATTTTCTTCAATAGGTTTATAAATTATTGTTTTGCTAGTTCCGTCATTTTGTAATTGTTTTGTAATAATTGCTGTTCCATTAGTTAAAGGAAAATAACTTATACTTCCGTCTAGTGGAATATCTATTGCTTTTACTACATCCACACTATCAACTAATTTTCCTAAAAGTCCTATATTTGTATTTTGCATAGGCATTGGTTGAATTGGCATTTGTCTTGATTGTTCGTTCACATTGTTTGAATAATAAGGGTAATAATTTCTTTGATTGTTATAAGGGTTATTATAATTTCCATACATATTAATTTCTCCTATAAAATAAAAGCGTTAGTAGTTTACTATCTGCTCACTGCTTATTAGACTTACTACTAACACCTCTTTTCTATCAACATTGACATATTAAGAATAAAACAAAAAAAATGATATTATTTGTCTTATTTATATCATTTTTTCTCAAATACTTTTAATTTTGCTATTTCGATTTTTCTATAATCATCATATTTTGTTTTTAATTTTAAAATTATTCTTGACACACTACTTGTACTTAAAGATGTTTCACCTGCTATTTTTATAATACTTTCATCTTTTATATATCTTGTTAATACGTCTTTTTCGTCATCATTTAATATAACTTTGCTTATAAAATCATCATATATTTGTTTTATTGCTAATTCTTTTTTCATAACTCCCTCAATAACATCTTATTTTTTATTTATCTTATTTTATTATCAAAATTTTATCTTTTTCTTGCGTTTGTTATGTATTATATTATTTTATTAAAAATTAAGCATTACAAATAATTACAATTTTTTACAAATTATTACAAATTATTACAAAAATAAAAATTAAAAAAATTTATATATTTTATTATAAATATCACGTTTTCGATTAGAAATTGTTGATGTGCTATAACCAGTTGCTTTTGATATTTCTTTTATTGTATTTCCATTCAAACACATATCTAAAATAGTTTTTTCTTTTTTGCTTTCTCTTAATAACTTGCCTTTAATTATATAATTATATGTTTCTTCTAACATATCATAATAAAAATGTGGTTTCTCTTTTTTCATAATGTCCCCCTTTTTGTCGCATATTATATCACTATTTTAAAAAAATGCAACAAAAAAGACACCTAACTTCGTTTGAAGTAAAAGGTGTCACAAGCAATTGGGATAACCAATAGTGTCTTAATTGACACTGGACTAATGATATAAAGGGTCTGCTTTCCCTACGTTTTAGTTTTTTTAATAAAGTGCTACTTTATCTTCACAAGACTTTTTAAACCGTAATTTAATACGTTAAAACTCGCACGTTTTTTTATATATCATTAGTCCACTAACAATTAAGTTAGTAGTATCATTATTAAAAATGATAAAAGCATAAATTCGAATGACAAAACACGTTGTTTGTAGAAGGGTGTGTTTTGTCAATTAAATTATAACATACTATTTTTTTCTTTTAAATAACTTTTTAAAGAATTGAATAATAACATCTATTAAGTATAATAATGCGTTATTTTCAGTTTTTTCATCTTCATAGTCTAATACATCTTCTTTTGTATTTTCGTTAGAATTTGATGTATTTGTGTTTGTTTCAGTAGGTGTTTCAATAGGTTTTACAATTTCTATGTCATATAATTTAGTATATTCGTTTTCTTTACTTGCAAACCATACATCTTTTTCAACTTCGAACCACGTATATTCTGTTGTTAATGCCATATCTAAAATATTATATACACCTTTATTAATAAAACCTAAAATTTCTCCATTTGGTTTTTTTCTTGCTCGTAATTCGTCAACAATTACTTCGATTTGCATTTTTGTTGTATCTCTTTCAACAGGTGTTCCAATTTGTAATGGTTTATTTTTAAATTTTAAACCATTTGATTTTTTTATCGTTGTAAAAGTTGTATCAATATAAAATGCTTCTTCAGGTTTAATCGGCGTTCCTGTAATTACCCATGCACCTTTATTATTTTCTTTCCAACCTGGACTTACATATTTAGAAGCACTAACCGAAATATGAAAATGATTTCCTGTTGCGTTTCCGTCATTACCTTCTAAAAACATTTCTTCGCCACGTTTAAATCTTTGATTTGTTTTTATTCCTTTTAAAGTATCATCGTTAGGGTGTATAACCATTAAAGTTACATAACTTTCTTTTCCATTTGCTAATACTACAGGTGTTGTTGATTGCAACCAAATTGTATTAGTTCCTTTTGCACCTACTCCATATATTTTTTTTACTATTAATTCATCACAAGGGCAATAAAAATAATCTCTTTCTGTATTTCCACAACTTTCGTCTATTGGAAAATCTTTCGGCGTTCCTTGACTACTTTTATTATGCGAATAATTACCTGTATAACTTTGTGAAATAAACATTGTTTTTGTTGGGTAAACTAAATAATTTTTCATAATAACTCCTTATTTTTTTACTGCTTTTTGTCCTAGTAAATAAACTGACATTACACCTGCTATTGCTAACAATGTGCCACTAACTTTTCCACTCCAACTCCAATTCCATACTTCATTTAATGCCAACAATAATGCATTTGCAATATTTAATACATTAACTAAATATTTAATTGCTGTTTTAATTTTTTCAATTCTTTCCATAATCTTTCTCCTTAATTTTGATTATTTGCATTGTTTAATAATTCATTACAATATTTTTTTGTTTCGCTATTATAACCTAATTTTAAATAACTATCGCAACTTTCTAATCTATCATGTAATGGTACGTGTATGTCCCATATTGTGTTTCTTAAAGTTGATTTTTGAATTACTTTTAAATTTTCTTCAAATCTAAAATACACTCCAAAGATAGTCCATAAAAAAGTTATTCCTGCTACAATCCAACCTCCAAATTGAATATAAGGTTTTATTTTTTTTGTCAATGTTTCCATAATTCCCTTTTAACTTCCTTTTAACCAATTTCCATTTTTTCCTATATAAGCAGTGCATAATTTCCATTGTCCATTTTTGCCTATATATGCTTTTGCTTTATAATATGTTCCATTTTTACATATTCTTATTGTTCCTTGTTCGATAGTTGTTAATGCTGTATTTGCTGTGCTAACATTACCGCTATTTGGTATATAATCATAACTTCTATCTTTTGTCCACGTTACTTTTGCATAACCTCTTAATGTTCCATCTTCCTTATGTTCTACTTCGATTGTTTTTACTAAACTTTTTGGTGTTGGGTAATTCGAACTTAATTGACTTGCAACAGCACTTCCTACTAATATATCTTCATTATTATTATTGTCGTGCCAATATAGTCTTAATGTTCCACCATTTGTTACTTCAAATCCTCCACTAATTCTTGATAATGTTCCTGCAATTTTTATTTGTGATTTGTTTTCTTCTGTTCCTGTTTCTTCAAATGTAACAGTTATTTTAAAACTACCACCTGCATTACTTGCTAATGTTTTGCTATTAGTTGCACTTATATTCGCCATATTATCACCTATTCATTATACAATAAAAATATTTGTCCTTCTTCAACCGTTGCTGGTAAACTTGTTCCACTTTCAATAACATCTTGTTTTTCATCTAATGCTTCTTCTATATTGTCTTGTAATGCATTTAAATTTGTTTGATTTAATGCTGGTGCTTGATTGTTTACAAATACTATTCTTCTCATATTTCCTCCTATTTTCTCATATTAGGGTATAAATCATCACTAGGGTATAAATCATCACTAGCAAATAAACCATCATAATCAGTTGAATACCCTTCTATATCACAAACTAAACCTCCGTCATACGAATAATTTAATTTTGTAATATTTACTATTTTTTCACCATAATCTGTTTCTATTGCCACTACATCTCCTAATTCTAAATAAGGAAGTCCCATAATTTTAGTTGTTACCTTTAAAGAAATAGGAAAATTAGTAGTTATATCATTATAATAATTTGTTTTCAATATATTTGTTGGACTATTTATTTCTATGTAATTATCGCTATTTTTTCCAATTATTAATTTATCTATAACATTATTTTGCAATATAGGTAATTGTTTTGTCAAATTAACTTGTATTTCTTTTTGACTTGTTATTTCTATTGTGTAATATACATATCTTTTTGATGTTATTACATTTATTATATTACAATTTTGACATACAAAATCATCTTTATTTATATTAGATAAATCAAAATTATCACTTGTTATTAAATTGCTAATTTGTTTGTTTTCTTCTTCAACATAAGGTATATACACATCGCTATATATTGTTCCTTTAAATACATTTATAACAGGTATATTGTCAGGATTATTTGTAACATATACATATAAATATTTTGATGTACTTTTTGTTTTTATCGTTAATTTTTTTCCACCATCATCAATATAACAACTATCTTCTTCAAATCCTTCTCCAATTTCTAACAATTCATCAGAAAAAGCAACTCTAAACCTTGTTCCATACCCTGTTGTTGCTATTTTTTGTATTGTGTAATTTGTATTTGGTTCAATTTCTATAACTGCACAAGAAAATTTATTTGAAGATGACACTTCTGTATTTCTATCATTATTTATTGCGATATTTTCATAATTGCCATTCCATAAATTTTTATATTCATTTTTTTCATATAAAGTATAACCATCATTTTTAAATTCATATTTAAATTCTTGATTTGTATTTTCTTCTTTTTTAATATATTCATCAACAAAATAATTACCTTCAAATACATTTATATAAGGTATATTGTTTATGTCGTTAGTTGTATAAATATACATATATTTTGTATCATTGTTTGTTGTAACACTTAATTTTGTATTACTTCCACCATCAAACGTATTGTCAGTTCCAAAATCATCTTCTGCATTTAATAATTCACTAGATATTGCAACTTTAAAACGTGTTCCTATTCCTGTATTTATAATTTTTTGTATCGAATATAAAGTATTAGGTTTAACTTCTACTATTGCTGTTCTAGTGTTTGTTCCATTTGCTAATTGTGAGCCTGTATTGCCACCTATATAATAAGTTTCATAACTTTCGTCCCATAAATTGTAATGTTTTGTATTTATACTTTCTATTGCATTATTAATAACAACTTCATTAAATTCATTTTCTTTAAATAATTTTGCTTTTTCAATTTGAATTGTTTTTGGTATTGTTTCAACAATTTGTCCTCTTCTATTTATTAGTTTAACATTGTTTAATCTATCATTTACAATAAAACCATTTTCAGTTGCAAGTTGTATATTCCATAATACATCATATAAAGTTTCATATTTGTTTTGACTTAAATTTAAAGAACTTTGTATGTTATTTGACGTTTGAAATTCTTTTATTTCGCTATAATTGTTATTCAAATAATTTATTAATTCACTATTGTTAGGATTATTTAATTTAATAGATGTATTTAAATTGTTTACTAAATCTATTATTCCAGTTTCGCCACTTTCATAACAAGTTACTCTAATATATACAATATCTCCTGTTCCTTGCGATGTTCCACTCACAAATGTTTCTTTCGATAAAGTTAATTCGCTTACTAAATTTGCACCTGTTCTTTTGATAAATTCAAAATTTTTGTTATAACCTGCAACAAATGTTCTTAATCTTTTTTCTAATCCTGTTAAATAATAAGTATTATTATTCAAATCAACTTTTATAAAATCTTTATTTATTGCTTTTGTTTCTCCTGTCGATAATGCACCGTTAGTTGCATTAATACCTTTTCCTATTTCCCATTCATCAAAATATTCAATTTCATTATTATTTAATTCTTCTTTTTTATTGTCGTCATAAATATCTCTAAATGGTATTTTTTTCAAATTAGCAAATGATGAACTGCAAGTTATTGTTGCTGTTAAATCTTCATTTGTTTTAACACTTTCAAAATCCATAGAACTTATTAATATTTTATTATCATAATCTTCATCTATTGTTAAATAAAAATCTATTGTACTATCATTTTTTAAATCTTTAATTATACTATTAGAACTAAATTCGTCAAATATACCACTTTCATTATCAACTTTTATTGTCATTTGATTACTAGGAATTGAAGAAGTAGAAACATCAATTAATTCCTCTAAATCTATTGTGTATAAAGTTAATTCTACTTCTTCTTTTTGTAAACTACTTATTGGGTATAAATCATCTTTTGGAAATGTTGTATCACTTGGAAATACACCAACACTTGTTCTATCAACATAATAACTTAATATTGCCTGTGCTTGTATATATCGTTCATCTTGTTTCCATTTGTTTTTTAAAGTATCACTTATATTAATCATACTTACACCTCAATAAAATTCATAGCAATTTCAGTATTTATTGTCATTTTTAAAGTAGTTTTATTTATTCCTTTTGTTGTGCTTGTTAATGGTCCTGCATACATTGTTTTTGTTACACGATTTCCTTTTTTATCAGTAAATCTAACAGGAATACTTGTATAATCATATAAACTCTGTAAAAATGCTAATTGTTCCTCATCTAAATAATTCCAACCACTTTCTACTTTTGCAAGATTTTTTCTTACGATATCTCTATGAAGTCGTCCTGTTATATCACGATATGAATTTTCAATATGTGTATAAGTAGGTTGATACGTTGCAGGTGTTGGCAATTCGTGCCAAACATTATTAATTTTAACTTCTATTAATGCCATTATCTCACCACCACATTCGTATTATAATTTTGTCTATTTTCTTGTCCTTTATAAAGTCCATAAGTTGCTGTTGCAAATTTTTGTCCATCAACTTCAAATACATTTGGTCTACTTGCTAAATCGTCCATTTTAACAACTAATGTTTCAAGTAAACTATTTGTATAATCATTTCCCGCACTATGAATTGCTGGGTTATATTTTGCTGGTACTACTGCTTCGCCTTTGTGTAATAATGCAGGGTAATTGTCGTATGGTACATAGTCAAGTCCTTTTGCGTATGTTCTTTTGTTAGATTTTCCAAATCCTGTATCTTTCATTTGTGCTTCTAATATTGTTTCTGTACTTCTAACTTTTGCTTTATGTTTTTTCCAAAATGCCTCTAATTCGCTATCTGCTTTTTCTGTATTTGCTTCTACATATAAAGTCATTTGAGTATAATAATCTGTTTGTCCCATTTCATCTAATTTATTGGCAATTTCAAACAAATAATCTTTATTATCAATAAATAAATCTTTATCTTTCAATAAGATTTCACTCATTTTTTCATAACTTTGTTTTATTTTTGTCATATATTTTTCTCGGTCTTTTTCGTACGTTTTACTTGATGTATCTAAATTTTCTATTTTTTCAATATATTCTTCTATTTTATCTTTTTCTTCATTAACACTTTTTAGATTTTCACCTAATAATTTATCTCTTTCAAGTCTTGCTTCTTTATAAGTATTACTTAAATCTTTACCTTCTCTAATTAATGCACCTAATAAACCACCAGTAGTTAATATCATAGGCAAAGTGGTTAATGAAATTAATGTTGCTTTTACTCCTAAAAGTCCTGTTCCACCAACACTTGCGGTTCCAATTAATTTTGAAAAACTAAAACCTGCCATAATCGCTAATAATCCATTAATTCCACCTATATCGTTATATATATCTTTTAATGTATTCGCAAATTTTCCTACGCCCCATTCATCAAATTTTGCGATTACTTCATCTACTTTTTTTCTAAAATCTTCTAATGCTTGATATTGTCCCGCTAATCCTGTTGAATTTGGAGTTGTTAAATTAGTTATTTCATCAACACCCGCAATTAATGTTTGTGTTTCTTTTAATGACTTGTTATAATCACGTATTCCTTTTGTACTTACTTTTGACAATACATTAACACCTGTTAATAACTCAATAAATCTAGCAAAACCTATTGAAGCATAAGCAATTACATTTCCTAAAAATTCAAATGCTGGTGCCAAACTTAATGCTATTGCATTTTGTGATAATTCACTTTGATATTGCATTTGTTGATTATATTGATAATAAATGTTTTGATATTTCATAAATAAAGTAAAAACACTTCTAGCACCTAATAAATAAAAACTAAATCTTTTTATATTTGCAATTCCTTGCTTAAATACATTTCCTATTGAATTATCGTTTTTATCAAAATCTTTTTCTGTATTTTCAAGAACGTCTTTTGTTTCTTTTAATCTATTATTTAAAAATGAAACACGCACACTTGCTTCTGCGTATGCTTGTTTTGATTTTGTAAAAAAAGAACTTGTAGGGTCAACATTTTTAGCGTTCATATTTTCTTTTGCTTGACGCATTATACTTTTTTGTACTTCTAATTCTTTTTTTAAATCCTCTTTACTCATACCTTGATATAAGGTGCTTTTTGGTGCCACGGTCATAGCGTCTTTCATATCTTTTGCAAGATTTTTAACATAATTTGCAGTTGATTGCATAACTGCTTTAAATTTATCAACTTTTGCTTCTAATTCTATTCCATATTTTTCGTTCATAAAACACCTCTTTTTATTGCTTTTTCTACAAGGAAATTAGGCATTTTTATACCTTCTTTCGGTGGGAATAATTCAGGACACGCTTCTTCAGGCGAATTAGGAAAATTCTTTACAAATGGACTTCTTGTTAAACTTGCTAACCTCCATATTTCGTATGCCATTCCTTTTTTTCTGCTAATAATTGTATTTTCAAGTTCAACTAATGTCATATCATATAAATCTTTGTATAAAATTCCCAATTCTAACAATCTATCATAAAGTAAATTTATATACTTTGTAACGCTTTCGCTTGTTCTTCTTTCACTTTCTCTAATGCTTGTTTCATTTGTTCCCATTCGCCTTTTTCTAAAAAACCACTTACCACTAATGCTTCGTATATAATGTCTGTTAAAATCATTTTCATACTCATTCCACTATCAATTAACTCATCATATAGTTGTTGTGCGTTTGTTAAAGAAAAGTTTTTATTTTCCCATTTATTTAAGTATCTTAACAACGTAACAATCATTGTCATACTTTCTTCTTGTAAATATTCTAGTATTTTCACTTTTCTAGCAGTTTCAAGTTCCATTGCGTCTCCGCTTGTTAATCTTAATCTTAATTCTTTTTCAATTCCCTCTTTATTCGTATAATTAAATACATAATAATTCATTCTTAATCTCCTTATAAAAAATAGGCAAGGGCATATTACCCTTACCCTTTAAATTACATTTCTGTTGGTATTGTTCTTTGTGGTTCTCCTTTTGGTGCTAAGTGCATTGTAAATCCAATTAAATCTCCACTACTTCCACCTAAAAGAGTTGTTTTAACTTTACTTTCAAATGTTACTTCTATTCCATTTGCGTATGTTAATTTCCAATAATAATTTAATCCGCTATCTTCCAAATCACTTGCTAATTTAATATTTGCTTCTGCATTTGGGTCTTGCATATTGAACTCAAAATTATATTTTTGTGCTGGTTTTAAACCATACATAGCAGTTTCATATTCTGTATTATCTAAATCTGTTGTTGCAATTTCAGCAGGTTCTCCGCCAATATCAGGAACACTTCTTAAACCAGCAATTCTTGTAAATGTTTCAGTATCGCTAGTTGTTGCATATTCTAGTTTTGTGCCATTATATGCGTGATAATTTTTTTCAAATTCGTTTTCCATTTTTCCTCCTTTTTATAATAGTCCATTATTTATTTCATTATATGTTGCATAACCACTTACTTGAATTTTTCGTATTGCGTCAATTATGCTAACATCATTAAAACTTGTTTTTATATTTAAGTCTTTTAATTTACTTTGTATTTGCATACGTGCATTATCTACTAATTTTAAACTATCTACTTCTAATGAAGTTTTTATTTTTATATAACCTGTTAAACTTATTCTATATGTGTAATTATTATCAAAATCACTATCAACAAAATTTTCTTGTAATAAATAACTAAAATATATTACATTTTCTTCTAGCATTTCATCAGGCAATTCAGTTGAAACAACTATATCATCAAGTTCTTCAAGTTTTGCTTGTATAGTTTCTCTAATACTCATTTAATCACTCCTTTTTTAAATGCTAGTTTTATTTTGCCTTTATATAACTCTTTATTCTTTTCTAATGCTAATTTATAGTGTGGTATTGCTATACTACCTGGATGCCAATCATCTTTACAAGTTCTTGCGTATTGTTCGCTATCAAAACCATAGATGACGCCCCAATTAAATGCGTTTGGTATTGCGTGATTTAATGTTCCGTGTTCTAGTAAATAACCTAGATTATAACTTTTTCCTGCTTTACTTGTTACGGTTAAATCACTTCCTATAAATGTTTTTACAACTCCATTTTTTGTTGTCGTTTCATCTACGTTTATACTAGCAACATAATTGCCTTCTTTATATGGTGCATTGTCTATAACATCTTCGCATATTTTAATTGCAATTTCTTTTTGTGATTTTTCAAGTTCTTTTACCATATTATTTGTTATATTTTCAATGTCTTTCGACAAATTCTCAAATAATTTCATATTCTTTCTATATCTAAATATGCGTCCCTTACTACTACTATTTTATAAATAAGTTCATTATCTTTTATATAGTAAAGACTTATATTATCTTGTTTATTAGCAACTTTTGGTATTAAAAAACTTTCTAAATCGTGTTTTGGAGTTGCAATTCTTAACATCTTGTTAATATTTGCTCCATATATAGTCGCTGTTATACTATCTTGTAATGTTTGTTTTTGTACCCTATATTTTTTTACACTTGAATATTCATTTATATAATTACCTGTGCTTGTTTTTGTTTTATTCGCTTTTAGTAATTCTACTTCATCTAAATAACGTATTAACATACACGTCTTTTCCCTTCAAGTATTAGTTCTTTTTTCATTTTTTCAATAGGGTCAATAAAACTTACACTTTTACCTAACTCACTATAACTTGTAGTTCCTTCACCACCACGTTGTAAATATTTGATAATTACACATCTTTTTATATTAGGTTCTAAATCTTCCATATTATCAATAGTTCTATTAGTAATAGATAAGGCACTATACGTTACCTCATCAATTAAATCACTTAACAAGCGACTATCGTTTGTATCGTAATTATCGCCTAGTTCTCTAATTATTTTATCTAACATATAATGCCCTCCTTATTTTTATTAAATACTTGCGCCTTTACTTACATAAATAGCATTTTTCTTGTTATTTCTAACAAATGCTGTGTAGTAAATACGTCCTTCAACTAATACACCACTAATTCCTTGTGGGTCATTGTTGATTTTGTATTCAGCAAGTTTAATTGCTTGAGTTGTTGCAACTTTATGAGAAAGAATAAAGTTTACATTTGCAGGTAACATTTTTGTTGGAATTTTTTGAATGTTAGCACCATCCATTGAAGCAACTACTCCTTTAATTCTCATATCTTGTCCAATTTCAGTATCTAATACTGCGTCAGGATTTTGTTTTAAGAATTTGTAGAATGTTGGAGTACAAGTAATTACACGTCCTTCAATAGGTACACTTGCTTCATCTAATACTTCATTACCATCAGTAATTGCTGTATAAGCATTGTCTTTTGTAATAGTTTCTTCTTTTGTTTCACCAGCATTATCAACCATTGTTTCAAATGTATATGCGTCAACTTCTGGCATAACAACTTCTTTTAATTGACGTGCTAATGCACTACCTGCATTTAATGCTTGTAAAGTTTCATCTTGGTCCATTTTCACTATGTTATCATTAAAGTTTTTTATCTTTAATTTCTTATAGTTTCCTATAAGGTCAGCATATCTTTTCAACCTTTTATAGGTTGTTGGTGCCTCGTGGAGATATTATATTCTATTTCTAGTTTCAATCTCTATGCGTTGCGTGTGTTAATACTTTTAAATATTAACTTCCACTCTGATTAACATATTCTAAAAATTGTTCTTTTGTATTGTTTTTATTACCATATTTTTTATGAAATTCTTTGTGATGTTTTTGACATAAAGTTATACCATTTTCTACATTTAATCTATTTTCTTTGTCCCAATTATAACCATTTAAATGATGTGCTTCTAATTTTCCTCCATATTGCTTACAAATATTACAAGTATAATTGTCTTTTTCAAAAACTTTATTTCGCCACTCTACGTTTTCTTTAAGTTTTCTTCTTTCAATTCTTTCTTCATCAGTTATATTTTCATTATAATGCCAATGTTTTGTTTTATCTCTTAATTGATATTTTGTGGCACAACTTCTACTACAACATATTACTTTATTATCTTTTGTTCTAAAATCGTAAATTTCAAATACTTTGTTGCATATAGGACACGTTGTTTTAATTTTATCTTTATGTCTTGTTTTTGATAAATATAAATTTGAATGTTCTTTACAACAAAAATGTTTTTTAGAATGTTCTTGATAATATTTTTTTGCAATAAATGGTTTTAAGCAATAATCACAAATTATTTCTTTTCTTTGTGTTTTATACATTACATTTCTACATTCTTCGCTACAAGTAGGTCTTTTTGCTCTTTTTAGTAATGCAGGTTTTCTTTCAAACTCTTTTTTACACACATAACAAATTGCTTTCATATTTTCACCCCTTTATTATGATTATATTATATCACTTTTTAAGGGTTTTGTCAATTTTTAGAACTTAGTCTTCCAGTTTTCTTCACCAATTATTCACTAACATATTACTATGCTAGGCGACAAATTTTATCGACTACGAACGTGAAACTTCTATCTTTTTCCATTTGAACTTCTTGAATTTCAGTTGATAAGTCTTTAATTACACCATAACGTGATAAAACTTCTCCTTCTCCTGTTCCTAAATCTGTATTTCTTCCATAATCATTCATTTCTGCTGTGCTTACAGAATATAGTTTAATTGACTTTGCACCAATAAAGTCATAATCTTTGTTAGTTACTAATGATGATTTACTTTCTACTGCAAATCTTTCATCAACTAATGGTGCGAACTTTGACACTAAATTAATAGCCATAATATAATCTCCTCCTAAAATTCACTATTAAATCCTTCGACATACGGGTCAATTTCTTCAATATCTTGAACTACTTGTCTTGGACTTTTTTGTCTTAAACTAGCATTTAAAGAATTTTCTAAATCTTTTTCTCGTATCTCGCTTAACATTTCTATTTTTTTATTTATCGTATCTGCTGTTTCATTTGAAAAATCAAATACATTTAAATAATTTGTAGGAATACCTTTATCATTTAGAATATTACTTGTAGTTTCACGTAATTCATTAGCAGTATTGCGACTTTTACTTTCTTTTAATTCGTTCTCTAATTGTTCGATACGATATTGTAATTGTTGCTCTACGTTCATTTTTGCCAACTTTTCTGCTTCGCTTTTTTCACGTTCTAATTTTTCGGTAAATTCTTTTTCCCACGTGCTTTTTGCATTTTCTAATGCTGTTTTGTTAGATTTTGCTAATCGCCTATCAAATTCACTTTGATATTCTTTATTGCTACCTAACATTTCGTCAAAACTTAATGTTTTGCTTTCGTTGTTATTTTCTTCGATAACAACATTGTTTTCATCAATCATTTTTCCTCCTCGCCCACAATATCGCTAGTCTATTGCGTTCAATTCTAAATAAAATATATATTATTTTTTAATTTATGTCAAATCACAAAAAAAAGACGTCAAAACGTCTTTCAAGATAATTAAGGGGTTATCATTATCATAAACACATCGTCAAGAAAGGAGATATGTTTACTTATTAAGTATAACATTTTATTTTTTTAAAAGCAAATTATTTATAAGGTATCAATATACTTCTGCAATTATAATGGAGTGCTGGTTCATTTTCTCCAATTACTAAACCTTTTGTAACATACTTAACTATTTTTTTATTATCTTCACTATATCTATAATATGTGTTCCAATCATCTACATTAAATATTTGTTTATTCATACTTTCGCAAATATGCGTTGTTTTTTCATCTAATACTGCAATAAATTGTACTTGCTTTATTCCTTGTTTTCTCATTCCCCATAATGCAACTTCATTACATATACTTGCAACTTCGTTTGGTAATGCACCTAAATAATCATTATTTTTGAATCTTATATATTGATTTCTTTGTGTTTGAAATTCTTTGTCATAATTATTTAAATCAATTTCTTCATCTTTTGTTAAATCAATTAATAACTTACGATATATTTTATTTGCGTCATACATATTTTTAGATTGTTTATAATTTACCCACTCATAACCTAAATATAAAGGTGTTGCAAGTAATTGTGGTAATAAATATAAAGGAATAGGAATATATTTAACTTTCTTACGCACTCTTTTGCACTCATTTTGTACGTTTATAGACGTTTTTTGCACGATATTAGTAAATAGTTCATCTTCAAACTTTTTGTTGCTTAAATCGTTCTTTTCGTATGCTATTTCAATTAATATTTCTAACAATTCATTATATTTTATTTTTGTTCTATTTATCATACGTTGGATTTTATATCTTAAATAATCATTTAATTCAAGTTCTAATGCTTCTTCCAACTCATCTTTAAATATTGATAAATCTTTGTTATTCAAATAAGAATACAAGTTTTTACTTGTTATCTTATATGTATTAAGTATCACTTGTATTCTATTTTTAACATTGAATTTAAACTTTTTAAGATATTTTTTTAATTCATCATCAATTTCATTCCAACGACTTTTTAATATCTCTTTGTTATTCATTATTTACACCAATCTAAATAATGTACTATTTCTTGAAGTTATAACAAAATATTCGCCTGTTTTTTCACTTTTTAATAATGCTCCATTCATACCATAAGTTCCCATTGATGTTTTAACGTGTGTTAATCTTCCGTGTTTCTTTTCTAAATTATCAATCTCTTTATCACTAAATCTTGTAATGTCAGTTGCCATTCCGTCATCTGCATAACTTTTTAAAGTTTTTTGATTTACTTTTCCTTTTTTTTCTAATGTTTTATTTATTTTTGGCGCATTATTACTTTGTTTTTTCTCTTTAAATGCTTCTATTTTTGCTTTTGTGTCATTTAATTTTCCTAACGATTGGTCATATTCTAAACCACGTTTTTCAATTTCTGCGTCTATTTCTTTTAATCCATATTCGTAATTACTAGCCATTGCTCTATTAAATGTGTTTTCCATTTTTCCATTTCTAGTTCTTAAATCGCTTGGCTTTTCTTTGTTGGAATATTCTTCGTATAATGCGTTATGTGAATTTTTTAATTTTTCCAATGTTGCGTCATCAAATTTTTCTAATTCTTTTGGTGAATATCTTTTCGTATAATCAAAATTATTGTTACTTTGTTTCTTTTCTTTAAAAGCATTTATTTTATTAACTTTATCGTTTTTATATTCATTATACATTTTTTCCATATTTGTTGCCATATATTCGGTGTATTTATCAAATGCGTCATCTTCTGTTGTTTTTATTCCTTTTTTGTTTAAATATTCTGCCATATCTTGATTATAAACCAACATACTTCCACCTTCGGCAAATCTTTTTGCAGTATCGTGTATGTTTTCACCTGGATTTCTCATACTATCTATTTGTTCTACAAATGCTTTTTCTGGTGTTGTATCTTCATAACCAAAATCTTCTCCAAAATATTCTAATACATCTTGTTTTGTTTCATTGTATTTTGCATTTTCTACTTGTTTTTTGTCAATGTGTTTTCCTTTAATGCCTTTAAAATCAGTTGCTTCTTTTGGATTGTCATATTCTTCTATTAATTTGTTGTATTCTTTTATTTTGTTTTCTTTCTTTTTATATTTGCTATATTCTTTTTCATATTCTTCGTGATATTTATGTCTTTTTTTATCATTTGGGTTATTTTCTGCTTTTTTGTAATTTTCTTGTGCTTTATTTAAGTTTTTTTGTGCTTTTTCTCTTAATTCATCTTTTTTCAAATCAAAACGTCCTTTTGTAACATCTTCACGTTTTAAATTATCAAACTTTCCGCTACGTTTCATAGCACTTGCTAAATCTTCGCCTTTACGTATAAATATTCTACGTCCTCTTACGGTTCTCCAAACACCATCAGTTTCTTCATATTTTTTCATATTATTCTTTCTCCTTTTTCTTACTTTCTATTATATCATTTTTTTGCATTTTGTCAAGTTTTGCATTGTTAATTTTATTGTTTATATCACTAAATGCTTTTTCTTTTGTTATATCTTTTTCTAGTTTTTCGTTTTCTTGCTCGTCAACTTTTGTTTTTTCCGTTATACTATCAAGATTATATGGTAAGTGGTCGATAATTGTGTCATCACTTACTAATCCACGTAATTTTAACCAACTATCAACAATTTCGTTTTCATTTGCTGGTATATTGCGTTGTAATTCTATTTTTACATCTCTAAAATCGTAATTTTTCTTTTTCTTTGTGTTTATTCTATTAAATATTAATTCCCAACGTCTTTTATAACCCATTGTAATTTTTTTCATAATATCAATAGTCATTTGTTCTAATGTAAAGAATTTTCTATCAATAGCACTTGCGTTATCTGCTTTTGTAAAACCTAAATCAGTTGTGTTTGGAGTTCCTGTATTCATTAATACTAAATCAATAATAGTTTTAAGTGTATTTTGTATAGCACTATCATTAATTGTTTTTTCAATCCACGCAATATCTCCGTCTTTGTCAGGTGTATAGAATACTTTTGCTTTTAGTAATGCTTCATCTTCTTTTTTTCTATCAGGATTTTCAACAACATTTCCATTGCTATCTTGCATTGTAGGCATATTTTGTGGGGCATAACCTGTTACTTTTAATTTTGCTTCATCATTGTATTTAAAAGTATTCATAGTATTTTCAACTAATTGTTCGTATTTATCAATCAATTCAACTACTTCTTCAAATAATGCTAAACCATCTTCTTGTTCTATTGCTATTGCTGGTACATCTCCCCAATTATGATTTGTATAAGCATTTCCATTTTCATCTTTTACTAATTCATAACCATTATTTTTTCCTGTTGATTTAAATGTTCTACTTCCTGTTTTATCAATTAATTCTATAACATCAATATTTTTTTCGTTTATATCTTTTTCTTGATAATATCTTACAAGTCCAACTAAATTAGCAGGTATATTATAATCCCAAATTGCAACCGTTTGTAATGGGCTTAAAGAAGAATAAACAATTTCATTATCTTCATTTTCATAGATTATTTCATAACTAGCACTTGTCATTAATGCGTTTTTAACAAGATTATAATGTTCTACGTTATCATCATTGTAATTTGTTATGTAGTCTATTAAAACTTCCATTTCTTTTGCGTATGTATTTTCGCCAATTATTTTATTAAGTATTTTTTTAATTAATGTTTGTTTTTCTTTATCGTTTACACTATTTACAATATATTTTGGTTCTTTTCCACCTAAATAACCACTTGCAATATCAATTATGTATTTTTCAAATGGCACTTTTACTTTCTTTTCATCATTAAATACTAAATCAGTGTTTTTTAGTTTTCTTTTGTATCTTTTATATAATGCTTTTCTTTTACTTAATTCAGGTTGAATAAGTGTTTTTAATTTAGGTATATCGTCTTTATTTAAAGTTTCTAAACTTGCTAATTGTATCATTATATCTTTACCCTCTTTCTTTTGTTAATTATAAATTTAAAATCTCCTAATGCAATTTTTTTTGCCATTTCAACACTTTTTCTTTTTCCTTTTTGTGCCGAATTTATATAAAATTTATAATGTTCCTCATCAATAAAATTAAGTCCTATTGTATCAACAATAATAGGTACGGTGTTATCAGTTGACAAATCGTCCACAATTATTAATTCTTGCTCTGTTTCATCAATTTGTTCTAATATACTTTTTAATAACTTACCAATGTATTTTTCACTATTATAAGTATATACTATTAATGATTTTTTCATTGTATCTCCTTATTTTTCTAACAACATTACATATTTGTAATTATAAATTGTAGTCATATATCTATCACTAGGTTTTAAATAATCACGTTTTGAAGTTGTTTTATTTTTTATCATTTTTAATTTTATATTTTTATCAAGTAAAATTTCGTGTTGACGTGCAAATATATTTTTTTCGCCTTTATAATCAGCGACATTTTCAACTCCTACTTTTTCTATTGGCAAAACTTTTGTTCCTTTTGGTGCAATTATATATAATTCTTTATCACCAAATGAATAACCGCTTGGCATTGTTTTAGGTAAATTGTCATAAGCACTTGTCGAAGTATATATTTTTTCTCTCGTAAAACCTTTTTTTATTTCTTTATCATCTTCCCAACTACGTCTAAATAATAAAGTATCTTCTTCTAATTCAACTGCTTTTGTTTTAAATATTTTTTCAAATTTCTTGCTTATTTCTTTTGAATTTTTATACATTGGATTATTATAAACTATATCAGGAGAACTCATATAAGCACCAATTACATCTTTTTCTTCATCAGTTAAGTTGTTGTAAAAATCATTTTTCATTTTTTCATATTTTTTTTTATCTAAAAAACTAATTTCTTTGCCATTTTTTAATACAAATTTTGGTTGTTGTGTTATTTTTTGATATTTGCCATTTATAAAACCATATTTTGTATTTTTATCTTTAAATGTGCCTTCATAATTTTTATTTTGTTTTTGTATGCTTATACTTTCAGCAAGTGTTTTATTTTTGTATATTTTTATTCTTGCACCACGTATTGTTCGCCATACATACTCGCCATATTCATCTTTCATAATTACTCCTTTCTAATATTTTTCAAAATTATTATAACATATATTTATTTTTTTATCTTTTTCAGTACATAAGCGACTTCTTCATAATGATTTTGTGTTGGTGGTGCGTACGTTCTATTAAGTTCATAAAACAACTCGTTTAACTCATTATACAATTTATGATAGTAATTATCTAAATAGTTTAAATAATCGTGTTCGTTTCGTCCTAATAATGCTCCATTATCTAATGTTATTTTGCCACCATTTCTTCGTTCTAAAATATGATGATATGTTAGTTTATTATACTTATTTGGTACCCATAAATTATTCAACCAACAATATTCTCCATATATTTGTATCATTTCCTCTTTTATTCTTTTTATTTTATCACTCATTTTTTATTCCTTTATATTATTCCATTATAACCAAAACTTAATTTATTAGATTTCATATCATTTTCACGACTATAACGTGTTGCGTCTATACTATGATTATTTAAATCAGGGTATCGACTAATAAAATTACCCATTTTATCTCTGTCGTATTCATAAGAAGTAAATTCTCGTGTTGTATTAGGACATCTTACATTGTCAATTATTATTTCTTCTAAATCTTGCAACCATTTAATTCCGTATTCAATGCTATCAGGTCCTTTTTTTGCGTTTAATACTCTAATGCTACCCAATGCGTTTAACTCATCAATGCTTTTAGGTTCTGCACTATCTGCTGTTATATATGAGTTAGATATTTTCTTTTGCAATATTCTTTGATGTAATTGTCTATTACTTAAACCCACTTCATAGACTTCGTTAAAGATATATAATTTGCGTCTAGTCTTGTCATAATAATTTTGTGTATAAACACTAGGGTCAATCGCATACCCAAAATCAATCCCGTCTTGTATGTTATCAAATCTTTTTATTTCTTCATCAGTTATTTCTCGTATTTTTACATTATCGAATACTGCACCTCCAGTTCCTGTTGCAAGTCCTAAATATTCGTTTTCATATTCACGTGGTTTTGTCTTTTTAAGATGTTCTGCTTCTATTATAAATTGTTCTCCCAACCACTCTTTTGGCACTTCTAAATATGTGCTTCTATGGAAATACTTGTCAGGTCTTGTTTCTAACTCCTCTTGATTTACCCAATTATTCATCGACTTAGGAGGGTTATATGAATATATAACGCAAAACTTATCTCCACCACGCAATAATGATTGATTGATGTTTCGTATTTCTTCCATTCCATCAAATTCAACAACTTCTTCGTACCATACAAATTTAGCATAACCTTTTTTAAATTTGATTGATTTTAATTTCATAGGGTCATCACTACTTCTAAATATAATTTTATTTCCATAAGGTATATAAGTCATTTCTAACGGTGATTTCTTTATATGCCAAAATTCACTTACGCCCAATTTATCTATCGCCCATAATACTTGATTATAAACAGAACTTTCTAATGTATTTCCTATCTTTCTTAAAATTACACTATTCGCATTTTCATCTTTCATCATATTGTAAACTATTTCAACACTACAAAAAGATGATTTCGTACTTCCACGTCCTCCTGCTAACCAGTAGTGAGTGTATCTATCTTCTTTGATAAATTTATGAATATCAAAAAAAGAGGGTGCAATTAAGTCTTTTAAACCGACTATCATTTTTACCTCCTTTCTAATCTATATCATCTTTTATAATAGGCACCTGTGTTGTTTCTACTTTTTGTTTAACTATTTCTCCACTTCTATCAGCAAGTGTATTAAATGCCATTACATCTCCACTTAATGCTCTTTTATATAATGCCAAAACTAATGCTGTTTGATTTGTTAGTTCTTCATCAATAAAACCTAAATCTTGCATTTGCTTTTTCATTTTTTCATTAAATACAGGCATTTCTAACATTAAATTAATAGTTTCTTTTATTGCTTTTTTCTTTCTTCGTGCTTCTGCACTTGCTTGTCCTGCACGTTTACTATCAGCACTATGTTGTTCTCTAGTTCTTCTCGAATTGACTTCTTCAATAGGCATTAAATTTTCTAACTTTCCCATTTTAATTTTCTCCTTAATTGTTATCTCTAAAAAAATTATATATTTTAAATAAAAAAAAAGCAAATTAATTGTTATATTTATCGTTGTTGTCAAATTCAATGTGTTTTGTTCTCTTTTTGCACTTATAACAATAAATATGTTTAAAATGTCCCATTTCTCTTAATTTTGCTTTTCTACGATATATTGTTTGTACGTTATTACAACTTAAACATCTTAAATAACATTGTTTAATTGCTTGTAATTTTTTCACTCTCTTTTTCTTACCATTAATCATTTTTTTCTACTTCTCTAATTTCTTAACTTTACCTTCAACCCTCTTTACTTCTATTTCTTGATATGTACCAGCATATAAATTTAATATTGTTAATAGTTCTTCTTCTTCAATTTCTAATTCTATTGTTTCATATTGTGTTTTTATTTTTATTTCGTACATTATTACTCCTCAATTTCTTTTTTTAACCATTTAATTAAAATCCAAAGTAAATAAATAGCCATACTCAAAAATGCAGTTAAAAATATCATTAATATTATTTCCATTATTTAACCTCATATTGCAAACTTTCAAAACATTCTTTTGTTAAAACTTTACTAATTTCATCATTTCTTATTGTAGAAATACATTCATAATCACTATCTAATAAACATTTCATTACTCCTTTTTTTACTGATTTAATTTCTTGTATATAACAACCATCAACATAATCACCAACTTCAATTAAATCTATTATGTTATGACTTGCTTTTTTTATGTGCTTTATGTAGTTGTGTTCGTAATGCTTAAATCTAAAATCTTCATTTACTACTACTTTATAACCATAAGGTGCTTCGTATTTATCAATTATTTTTTCAATAGTTCCTTTTTTAGTTCTTACATACATTCCAACTTCTAATTTCATTCTTTACTCCTTAATATTTCTAATAATTTATCTGCACTATGTTTGCCACACCAACTTCTTTGTCCTGCTAAATTTAAATAAGAAATACCATTATCTTCTATATATTCTATTGCTTTATCAATAACACTTTTATATTTATCTAATTCTTGTTCTTTCCTTAACTCAATAATTGTTTCTTCTTTACGATTATTAATTCTTTCTAAATAACCAATTCTTTCTTTTAAATCACCATTTACTAATAAAGATTTACTTAAATTATCTATTGCTGTAATATATAAATTTTCTAAATCATTATTTTCTTGGGTTAGTTTTTCTACTTGGTTTTGTAAATTAGTTATGTATCTATGTAGTTGATATTGCCAACTATATTCATCATCTTCGTAATAACCTATACCATCAGTAGTATCACAACTTCTTACATAATCTTGTGGTATGTTATATTTTAATTCTTCTAATAATTTATTTATTTCTTCTTTATTCATTACTTAATATCACCATCCTTTAAATAAGGTTTTATATCTTTATCGGCATTTAATAATCTAAAAGTAAAAACTATATTTCCTTTTATGTCAAAATTCCAACCAAAATATTTATAACCCAAATGTTTTGCCTTCATATCACTTATTACTTTTTCTATTTCTTCTAAATAACTCTTAAACATATTTGGTCTTTTGCAAGTAATTTTTAATAAACAATCATCTTCAATTTCAAATTTTATTAATTTCATTTCAAATCACTCGCTTCTACATCATAATTAAAAATTCTGTTTTTATCTATTCTTATTGTTGTTGCTTTATCTTCTTTTGTATATTCACATTTTTCAAGCATTTCAAACAATGGTGCTTTTTTAAAATATTCATCTACAAACCATTTAATAGCAGTATTTTTAGTGCAATTATTGACTTTACATATCATATCAAGTCTTCTCCATGTTTTTTCTTCTAATCTAATTGTTTTAACTTCCATTATTTCTCCTTTTTATTTGTATTGACTTAAATTGTGTTTATAAATTAAATTTTCTCTACAATTTCCTGTATCACAATAAATATAACCACTTAACATATATGTATGTTCGCCATATTTAACGTGTTCCCCACAATTAGGACATTCTACAATATAATCTAATTCATCATCACTATTGCATTTGTCTATTATTTTAATTGGTGGTTGACTTAAACTTGCATATAAATAATTATCTAAATCTTTATCTTCAAATTTATCACCACATACCAAAAAATTTAATAATTTACTAGCAACTTTCGTGTTTTTCATAATAACCTCCTCAATATAATTGTATCACTTGTAATACTTTAATTCAATAAAAAAACTATTTTTCAATAGCCTTTTTTGTTCTTTTTTTTTGGTTTTTCTTCGTCTTGCTTTTCTTCAACAACTTTTACATAAATTCGTTTGTTTTTGTTGTTTCCTAATAAAATATTAAGTCTTTCCTCACTTACAAAAAATATTTCGCCTTTTTTAGGAATTTTCTTTAATTCGTTGTCATACACATTAAATTCTTCATAAGTTTTTAATGCTTCTACTTTAATTTTCATAGTCCTCCTTTTCTTCAATTATGATTTCAACATATTTTTCATCATCTACAACAGCATTGTACGTAATTTCTTCTATACAACCCAAATTGTCATTTTTCAATATACGTGCATTTACAAGTCCATCTATAATATTTTTGCCAACTAAATTATCTATATCACTATTTTTATTTGTTATATGCCATATAAAACGCATTTTAACAGGGTAATTTCTTATTTTTGGTGTACTTAATGTCATATACTTAACATATTCCATTTCTTCTCTTTTTACCTTATTTGCGTATCTATAATTGCCCCTGCTAGTTCTAATTATATCATTTAAATTTTCAAACTTGTATTTCAACACTATTTTTGTTTTTTTCATAAATTTCAAATATCTTTCTTAATTCATAATCATATACATAATATGGACTTATAAATGGTTCATTTAAATATTCCCATATTTTGTCTTTGAAATAATCTTTTAAATTAGTAGAATACACAAAATCTTTATATTTTCGTTTAAAAGTGTCATTTAAAATAGAATAAATATTTTTTATAATATTTCTTCTTTCAAAAAATTCTTTAAAATTATTAAACAATATTTTATTATAAAAATTTTGCATATTCCACCATTATTATTCTTCAATATACATTTTTTCTATTTTTTCATTTGATATTTATTGTGCTTCATATTCTACTATTGTTTTTACATTCGTTAATCTACTAAATTTACTTGTTATCCATTGTTTTGCTGTTTCATCTTTTACTATAATTAAGCAATTATCTGGCACTCCATTACTAGCACTACTACCAAACATATTTGTATATGATGTTACTTTAGTAAAATCAAAATTTCTTATATCTAAATGCGTTAAATTAGTAGAACCAGCAAATGCTTGTGCTGTATTAGTTAAACTAGGTGTATAAAAACTAGATAAATCTAAACTTGTTATACTCTTGCAATTATAAAAACATTGATATATATTGGTTAATTTTTCTACATTCCAATTACTTAAATTCAAACTTGTTAGGTTACTACAACCAGCGAACATTTGATACATAGTGGTTACACTTTCTACATTCCAATTACTTAAATTTAAACTTGTTAAACCATTAGAATTATAAAAACAATAACGCATATCATTTACATTTTCTGTATTACAGTTGTTTAAATCTAAAACTATATCTTTTTTTATATGGCAAAAAGCATAACTTAATTTTGTTATATTGTTATTAAATATTATTTTAGGTGCGATTTCTAAATTATATTGCATTTCACTACTACTAGCAGAAAATATATAACTCAAACTTGTAATGTCATTTGGTATAACTAAATCAGGCATTTTTAAAAAATAATTACTTAGAATAAAAGGGTTAAAAGATGTACTCTCGAATGTTTTAGGATTAGTATTAAAATACTCGCTTATATCTGCTCCACCACTACCACCACTTATTGCTACATTAACACTTGCTTTATCTTTAACATCATAATTGCCATTTTCAGTTATTTCTAATTCTCCACTAGGTATTATGTACTCATCAGGAATAGCATTTACTTTAACACTTTCAATATATTTGTTTTCACTTCTATTTATTGTTTGTGTTTCTTTTGTTGGTGTAATTTCAATATTTTCAGTTTCTATTATTGTTTGACTAGTTATTTCATCAATTTTACTTGGGTATGTATTAAATGGTGCTGTATCTTCTAACTCTACACCTTTATTTCTTATTGATGTTTTTATTGCTTCTTTCGTTGCAATAATACTATTTAATTTTTCTTCTATTGTCATTTATTACACCCCACTTTCATATTCGGCAATGGTTTTTACATTTGTTAATCTCGTAAATTTACTTGTTACCCACTCTTTTGCTGTTTCATCTTTTACTATAATTAAACAATTATCTGCTGGTCCATTACTTGCACCGAACATACTTGAATAACTTGTTACATTTGTAAAATCAAAGTTTCTTATATCTAAATGTGTCAAAGCAACACAATTATTAAACATAGATGACATATTAGTTACTTTGCTAGTATTCCAACCACTTAAATCCAAACTTGTTAAGTTTTTACAACCACCAAACATATTAGACATTGTTGTTACTTTACCCGTATTAAAGTTACTTAAATCTAAACTTATTAAGTTTTCACATTGATAAAACATATTATTCATTGTTGTTACATTTTCAGTATTAAAATTACTTATATTTAATTCACTTAATAAATTACAATAACTAAACATACCGCTCATATTTGTAACCTTACTTGTATTAAAATTGCTTAAATCTAAACTTGTTAATAAAACACATTGATAAAACATATTATTCATTGTTGTTACATTTTCAGTATTAAAATTACTTATATTTAATTCACTTAATAATTTACAATTATCAAACATACCGCTCATATTTGTAACCTTACTTGTATTAAAGTTACTTAAATCTAAACTTTCTATATGTTGACATATTTGAAACATATTTCTCATTGTTGTTACATTTTCAGTATTAAAATTGCTTACATCTATATTCGTTAAGTTCTTACAACTTCCAAACATTCTTTCCATTGAAGTTACTTCGCTCGTATCAAATTCACTTAAATCTATTTCTGTTCCATTAAAATAATTAAACATATAAGAATTGTCTTTTCCTTCATTTTTTACTTTTGGGATTTTTTTTATCATATAACAAAAACCAGGTGTATTAGTGCTTCCTCCTTTAATTGTTTCAGTAAAATACTCGCTTAAATCTCCTTCACCACTTTCAATATTATCAATATTAGTTGCCATTTCACTAGGTTTCATTGTGTCAGTTGAATTTGTTTTATTTCGTATAGAATTAGCAATATCAATTAAACTTTGTTCTTCTAATAATACTTTTCCCATACTAATACTCCTTATTGTCGACTTCTAGTGTACTACCAACTATTTCAGTTAAAATAGTATCTATATCGCCTAATTTATCATCAAATGATAGTTCTACTTTTTCGTCTAGTGTATCTTGTAATTCATCTTTGGTATAATAGTTACTTAAATCTACTTCTACATTTTTTAAAGCATTATCTACTTCATCTTTTGTATAGTAGTTAGTTAAATCAACATCTACATTATTGATTGCTTCATCAACATATTCTTTTTTTGCATAATCGCTTAAATCAATGTTTTCTATTTTGTTATCTAAATATTCTAAACTTGTATATACACCACCACTTGAAACAGCATTTTTTGAATTTTCTATTGGGAAATCATCAATAATTACAGAACTTCCACCATTATAATTTAATTTTAATGTTTGTGGGGTTTTAATATTCATCTTCAACATCTAATTCCTCCTTATTGACTACATCACTAAATTTTGTCGTATAAATTTCAGTTCCTAAAATTGTATTATTAATAAATAAAACTCTCGCGTCAATTTTTATTAATCCAAAATCAAATGTTTCATTTTCTTTCAACCAAATTTTAAAGTTTTTTTTGTCATTGTCATAAATCACTTCATCACTTGTTTCAGTATATGTTTTTGTTAATTCGCCAATATTAAATTGTACTTTTCTAACATTATCAATATTAAGTAAATTACCATTGTCATCACATATTTCTAACTCTAAATAAAATTGATTTCCTTGTTTCATACTTTACCTCCAATTCTACTTGAATTATAACATAAAAAAAAAGAGTATGTCTAACTCTCTTTTTTTGTATGCTTATAAATGAAAATTTATTTACAGGTAATTGTACTTTTAAAGGGTTAAGCATACAATTTTATAACAAGACGTGTAAGGCGTTTATAAATAATAACTTATCAAATTTTTATAGTTTTAGATATATTATGAAAAAAATAAATTTATAGTATATAACTACGTCTTGTTATATGTACTGACTAGAATGTAAAAATTAATTAACTTTTACATATTTAGTATATCATTTTTTCTTTTTTATTTCAAGCATTAAATCATCAAACAATTCTTTTTGTAATTCTTTTATTTTTTTATGATTATACATAAATATTGAAAATGTCAAAACAAGATGATTTGCTACAAATCCTAACATAAATATATTTATCATTTCATTTTGTAAAAAAACTAAATTTATAATTTGTATAATTAAAGAAACACTAATTGTTATTAACATAACTGTATTTACAAATCTTAAATCATTATCAAATCTCATAATAACCCTCCTCATAATTTTTTAATAATTCAATTATCTTTTCTAATATTTTTGAATACTTTATTTTAATTATCTTGTCTTTCTTCATCAACAATACTTTTATTCTCTCTTTGTTGATTTCTTCTATTAATTCTTGCATTTATTAATCTTTCTCTTTCTTTGCCATAATGCCAATTAAATTTTTCACCATTTTGTTTTCTTTTTTCTGCTGTATCTTTTCGACATTTATAACAACATTTATTAAACTTTTCTTTGTTTTCTTGACGCCATTTTCTATTATATTCAAGTATTTTTTCTTTGTGTTTTTCATAATATTCTTTATTGTATGCCATAATAACCTCACTTATAATTTCTTCTAAATATACTCATAAAATCTAAATCTTTATACTTTTTTTCAAATGCTTCTTGTCCTATTTTATGCCATTTATTCATCAAATCAATGTCAAAATGTATGCCTTTCATATCATATTGATTGTGATGTTCTGCTTGACATAAAGGAATAACTAAACCATATTTAATACTATTTTGTCTATTTCTACCACCAAATATTTCGTGTTTATTAATTATTCCTTTTCGTCCACATTCTATACAAGTTGTTAAATCATCAGTTAGTATGCTATATCGTTCAAAATGGTAGTAATTCTTCATAATCTTCTTGTTTTAAGTTCTTTAATGCTTCTTCAAACTTATCAACAACTACATTTTCATATTCAGTTATCATTATGTATGGCACCGTTTCTTTTTCGTTTAAAAAGAATGTTAAAAATGCGTCTTTAATTTTAATTTTAGTTTTATTTTCTATTTCAACACCTTTTTTAAATCTACATAGCATATAACCATTAAAATATTGATTATTTCTATCTTTTTTAGACATACCTATCTTGTATGTTCCTTTTTCATTTTTAAATATCATTACTTCACATTCTTGTAGTTTCATTTTTTCTCCTTTAATTTTTCATTTATCTCTTTGTAGTAATAAGGACATAACCTTTTTTACCTTTCTTAATTTCTTTTTTAATTGTCTTATATTCTGCTAATTTCAAATGGTATCTTTCGTGTAATTCTTGATTTTCTTGTATAAACAAATCTTCATCATAAGTTTCAATTTCAATTTCTTCATCAGGTTTATCTTCAACTAACGTAATTTTAGTTCCATTTGCCATTACCCATTTTGTTATACCATTTTCTTCCATAGCAGTTTTTAGTTTATCTTTTGCTTTTTTGTATTTTGCTTCTAACTCCTTATAGTATTTTAATTGTTCTTCAAATACTAACACACTTTTGCTTAAATTATTAACATCATCAGGCAATAAATCTTCCTCGCTTAACAATGGATTTGCTTTTATTAATTCTAAATCATTTCTAAATAATTCTATTGCTATGTAAATGCTGTCTATTAAGTCTTTATAATCGTTTTTATCAACAGCATATACTTTTAATCTACTATCTTCAAAATCTTCGTTAAAGTCGCTTGGCCGTTCGTATACAGCAAGTAAACCTTTTTGTTTATCAGTTTCTACCATATAAAATAATAATTGCACTAAATAAACTTTATAATCATCTAATTTTTCGTGAATTTGTGATGTTGTTTTGATTTCTAATACACCAATTTCAGTATTTTCATCAAATCCGTCTAAATGTACTCTCAAATCACCATTTTCTTGTTTATATTCAACAAAATTCTTTTTATAAATCGTGTTTATATAATCACGTATTTTAGGTTCCATTATATTTCCATATTCAACATATTTATTTTCAACTTCTTCTATTTCTTTTAATTGTGCTTTTTCCAACAATAACGTGTATCTATCTTTAAATGGTGATAAATTCATTATTATTGCTATGTCTGACCCTCCAATGAAGCGCCATCTATCTTTCTTTACATCTTGCATTATTTAAACTCTCCTTCTGCATATTTCCAAACATAATTGTATGCACTTTTATTTTCTCCTTTACAACATTTAATTATATTTTGATGTTTATAATTAAACAATCTTTCTATTTCCGAAACACTTTCATATTTTTTTATACTTTTCCATTGTTCCATTGTTTTTTCTCTAAATCTTCTATAACCTTTTTAAACATAAATTGATTAGAAGTTGAATTAATTTTATATTCTTTTGCTATTTCACTCATATCTAGGCTATTTATTTTGCAATATTCAATTAATTTTTCTCTATAATTTGTTGTATCATTAATTAAATTAGTATTGTCTAATGCGTCAATAACTTCACCATCTGTTATACCAAACGCATTCATATATAAATATCTTTTATAATAAGTATTCAATGCACCTAAGTTTTGTATATGTGCCATACTTGGTTTTCCGTCTTTATTTAAAGGTGTATCAAATAATACAAATGGTATAACATATTCTTGACTTTCATTTCCTTTAATTAATGTTAATTTTGCTTCATCTTTTTCAATAACGAATTTATCGTTGATATTTTCTTCTAACATCAATTCATTTAATTTTGGTAAAAAGTCAGCAAGTTCAAAATAATCAAAACCTGCAAATTTATTTTTACCTGTCTTTTTTAATTTAGCATTTTGCAATTTAACACGAATGTTAATAATGCTTTCGTTTAATTTTCTTTTTTGTGTTTTTTCAACAATTTCTTCTTTCATAATAATAACTCCTTTTCTTATGTTTCTATTATATCATTTTTTATCTTTTGTTTCAATATTTTTCATTGTTTTTTTCATCATATCTTTAAATTTTTCTTTGTCATCATAATAAACATACTTACCACACCAATTACAAATTAATTTATGTTTAACATAAAAGTTCATTACACAACCACATTCACATTTTTTTCTTCCTACAAACAAAGTAGGTTTTTCTACTCTTTTCATAATCTACCTCTTTTTATTTTTTTTATTTATTATATTTTTTAATCCTTTTTTAAAACCTAAATAATCAGCACTCAATATTTGTCCTCTTAATGTTAATAATTGTTGTTTTGTTAAAGTATTTTTGTATTTTTTTAACAACATCATATTTTCTGTTATTTCTTTATTCATATTTTTTAAATTCAATAAAAGGTTCTCCCATACCTTCATTGTCAGTACGTGCGCCTATTCCATTTCCTCCTATTTTAAATTCACTTATTCTTTCACATTTAATATTATATTTATTCCATAAATAATTTATAATATCATCATCAATTGGATATCTTACTTTTCCTACATTTAAAAGACAATATCTTTCTTTTTTTAAACAATAAATTATTTTGTCAAGCATAACGTATAAAAAATTTGTTTTCCACATTTCATAATTACTATTTTTTATATAACTTTGTCCTTCGTCTTTGCTATATTTTTCAGTATCAAAATATGGCGGACTTGTAAAAACAAAATCTATACTTTCTTTTTCTAATTCTAAATCTTCAAATGGTAAATTATTATAAATATAATTGTTTCCTAATTTTAGAAATTCTTTTAATTTTAATAAACCGTTATAAGTTTTTTTAGAAGGGTCAGTTGTTATGTATTTTATATCTTTAAACAAGCAACTTGCCAATCCTAATGTTCTTCCTCCCCAACCACTACAAGGGTCCAATACTACATAACCATCTTTACAATATTTTTTATATATATCCCTTGCTATCCAAGGACAAAATTCATTAACATATTGTATTCCACCACTTCCTATTCCTATATATTTGTAAAATTCTTTTTCGACAACAACTTTGTCTTGCACTTTTGTTATATATCTTGCGTATGCTTTATGATAATTTTTATCATTATTAATTGCTTCAAATATACTTTTGCTCTTTTTTGTTTCTGTTTCTAATCTATGGGGATTAAATAACAAACTTATGTTATAGCCCATATTATAGCCTTGACATAATTTGTTAAATTCGTATTTTGCTTTTGGAATACTCATTATATTTTTTACATAATCTTCAACTTTTTCATATTTTATAAATTCTTTTTGTAAATCTTCTATTATTTCTTCATCACTATAATATTTTACGTCTTTTTGTTTTTCTTTTGTATAGTTTAACTCGTTGACATCTTCAAACCATAATTTACATTGACCTTCGTTCATAAACTCTCCTTATTTCACTCTATAACGCATAAAAATACGTCAAATTCTTTTGTTTTTGTTTTTTAAGTATATTTATATTAATTATTGTTTTTTCCTTTCTTATTCGTCTTTAATTATCTTTTTATACTTTTCATAATATTCTTTTATTTTTTCATACGTTTCTGCTATTTCTATTATTCTATAATCATTCACAATTTTTTCTTTTGATGTTCTCACGTTTATTTTTAAAACATTTTTTAATTGTGATATATGAAAACAATTTTGTATAACACTATATTCTAACGTATAAAATTCTTTAATCTCTTTTTCCACGTTTTCCTCCTTTTTCTTGTAATTCACTTTTTCTTTTTTCTTTTTCTAAATCAGTTATTTTTTCTATTTCAGTAAAATTTCTTGTAATTTTATCATATTTTAAACCTAAAACACCATTTTTGTTACCTTTTGTTTTTAAAACTTCAATTACAGCATCACAATTTTCAAATAAATAGTTGTTTTCAAGTAAATAATACGTTAATTTCATTTTTTCTTCATCATTCATTATATCTGTTCTCATAATAGTACAAATATTAGTTGCTTTGTTTGAAATATTTTGTGTTCCTGATATATCAAAAATGTTTAATCTTGTAGTACCAAAATTTAATTTTCTTGGATGTGCTACTAAAATTACAATCGCTTCATTATCTCTTGCAAATCTTTTGAATTTTTCAACAATTCGTGTTTGTTGGTCTATCAATTCGCTATTGTCTAATTGCATAAAATTATCAATAAAAAATATTTTTACATTTTTTCTTAATGCTTCTTCCATAACTAAAATCATTGTATCTATATCATTTTTTGGTATTTCATTGTTGTAAATATATAATTTATTTTCAAAATTTTTGTTTAATTCTTCTAAAATATCTAAATGTGGCATTATATCAATTATATTTTCATTTTTAACATCTTTAACATATTGTAATTCTTCTTTTTTACACATAGTAATAAATAAATTGTTTTTAAATTCTTTTGCTGTTTGTTCGCCGTTAAAATAAAATACTTTTTTATCATTTTTTAAAAATTCTTTTGCAAATTGTGTCATTAAAGTAGTTTTACCTGCGTTTGTTACAGCACTCCATACATTTAAAGTTCCATATTCTAAACCTTTTGTATAATAATCAAGTTGTTTTATATTTGTATATTCTCTTTTTTTATTATTGAATGGTGTTAAATCTTCAACATCTTTTGAAACATCTAGAATATTTTTAAAAAATTGATTTTCATTTATTTCATCTAGTTTAATTTTTAATGTTTTATAATCTATTTCGTCATTTTGATATTGATTAAATAATTTTAATGTTTCTTTTCTTTGCCACTTTTTTATTAATCTTTCTTCATTTTCTTTAAAATATCTAGTTGAAAGAATATAGTTATTTGCATAATTATAATAATTCATTAATAATTGTTGAAAAGATTTCATTTTATCATAAGTCTTAATTATCTCTAAAAATTCCATATTTTTTTTATTCATATAATAATCTTTTAAAACGATAAAAGTTTTTCTATTATATTCATTAAAAAAATGTTTAGGTTGTAAAATAGTTTTAGATATACAATTACAACTTTTATCTATAAGAAAATAACCTATAATTTCTTTTTCTAAATCTTCATCATTTAAGTAATTGTTATCTTGCATAAATTACTCCTTTATATTATTTTTGTATTCTTGTAAATAATTTTCAAAATTATTACTAAATAAAGTGCTTGGTCTAAAATAAACATCGCTGTTTACACCATTATTAAACTTAAAAGGTTTACAAAACCATTGATAATATTTATCATAAATAACATCTTTTAAATCTTCTTTATCAAAACCATCTTTTAATCTTGCTTTAATTAAAGTTCTAGTTTTTTGTGTTGTATGCTTAAAACTGGTGCCTGCTAAATTATTCATATAATCTATTACTTCTTTACAAACAATATCAAGTTGTGTTTCACAACTATTTTTATTTTCTTTTTTTATTTCTTTATTATTAATTTTATTATTAATACTTATATTATTCTCTTTTAAGTTTTCTTTAATAGGGCTATTTAAGATTTCTTTAATAGGGTCTTTAACTAAACTTAAATACCTATTTAAAATTTCTTTACTACCCTCTTTATATATTATTTGTGAATATATGTATTTTTTTTGTATTAAATCTTTAATTAATAAAGAAATAGTAGTTTTTGTTACTCCAAATAAATTTGCAAAATATTCATTAGTCGCCCAACAATAACCTTTATCATTACATAAAGAAGTTATCTCACCATATAATAATTTTGCTTTATCTTTTAAATCTTTATCATATCTTACATAAGCCGGTATAACAGAATAATATGATTTGTTATCTTCATCCATATTATTTTACCCTTTCAAAAAAATAATCAATTTCTTTTTCGCTATCAAGTAATTTAGTTAAACAATATGCAACCATTTTTGTTGTTACGCCTCTATTACTAACTATTCTTGATAAAGAAACACGTGTTATACCTATTTCCTCCGCTAGTTTTGTAATAGTAGTTTTTGCTTTTAACTCTGCTCTTTTTTCCTTTCTAAACTTATACATTTTATTTTCTCCTTTCTTTTCGACACTTTATGTTATGTCTTATAAATAGATTGTATCTTGTTTTTTCATTTTTTAAAACATTTGATACACAATTTTACACACAAAAAAAACAAGTATTTCTACTTGTCTAAAAATTCTTTCAATATTTTTATAGTTTTATCATCGTTTTCTTCATTTCTTATTTCTAAAAATCTAATAATAACTTCAAGTGGTATTTTTCTTGTCTTTTTCTCATAGCAATTATAAGTTGGCATTGTTAATTTTAACATCTTTGCCATTTCTCTTAATGTGTATCTATTTTCTAGTCTATACTTTTCTAACATATCTTACCACCAAAAATTTCAATAAGTTTCTTTTCTTCTTCTGTTAATCTATTTTTTAATATATTCTTTAAAACATCATTTAAACACTCATTTTCGCATTTTTCTTCTTTTTCGATAAATGTATCTAACTTTTCAATTTCGTCAGAATTTGCTATATTTGTGTTCGTTTCACAATGTGTTTCAATAATATCTTCATCAATAATTTCAATTTCTTCATTCTTTTCAAAAGTTTCTACATATTCTTTAACTTTTTTTATAATTTCATCAGCAGGTGCATATTTTTTTAATGGACTTGTTATTGCACTTATTGTACTTCTACCTAATTTCAATTCTTCAAATAAAATATTGTTTGTTAAATTATTCTTTTTCATAAAATCTTGATAATTAAAATTATAATGCCATTTTAATAATTCACTACTTTCTAATCTTTTGTTATTTTTCATTTTTTTCACCTCATTATTATCTTTCTTTTTAAAATTATCAACAAAATCTTTTATCTTTTTTATGTTAGATAAACTCGTTTGATGTGTTTTATTCACAATATTGTAATAAGAAACGTGTCCTATATGTGCTTCTTTTGTAAATTTGCTAACAGATATATCATTTTCATATAACCAACTTTTTAAATCAAAGTTTTCCCACCAATTTTCTAATCTTGTTTTTTTATTTTCAGTAAAATCTTCATTTACTACATTTTCTTTTATTTCACTATCATAATATTTTTTTAATTGTTCTAATAAAGGTATTAAAAATTCTAACGATATACTTTTTTTATGCATTAATCTATTAAATGTTGAAATACTTATAATTTCATTTGTACTGAAATGTTTGCTATTTGTATATCGTGGTTTAGTTGTTAATGGCATTTTTCTGTATAATTCTAATTCTTTTTTGCAATTATATTTTTGCATTAATACATTTTTATCAAATTCATTTTTATACCATTCTAATAAATCATTTTGTTGCTTATTATCATCAATTTTTAATGCGATTACTTTTGATTGTGTTTCTACTTTGTTTTTTTCTAATTCAGTATATTTTTTTAAAATATTATTTCTTATAAATTCATTTAACCCCATATCTTCGCTTAATGTTTCTCCTTTCACTAATCTACGAACTATAAATATTGGTGCGTCTAACAACTTTGAATATTGTTCTACATCAACTTTTAATTCGTTCATTTGCCTTAAATAAATATTTGACATAATAACCCTCTTTCATTTTTAATTATTTTTAAAATGCATAATTGCTAAATGTATATAAATAACTACCATTAATAATCGTATTTGTG